CTTCTCAAACGTCTCGCCTACCTCAATCGACGGCAACGGAGTGCCCGTCTTCACTCAACCCGGAGCAAACTTCGGATCACCTCCCAACGATGCCGGCCTTAACGCCGGCGTCCTTCCCTACGGCACACGCGAAAACGGTATAGCCGCACTGCGGCAGCAACTTAATAATCGCTAAGCCAAGCAAACCGCGCGCCGTGGCGCGCACAAAAACTCTTTCTTTAGCAACCGTGGCGGAGCCAACAATGTCTAAGACACACTCAAAAGGCGAAGATCATCCGCAAGCCTATAACTCCTTCTACGTTCACAATACTCTACCAAGATCAGCTACAGATATAGACACTGGTACAGAAATGATAACCAAACAATCAATGGCAGCAGAATGTGATATCAATAATATACTAAAACAATACTCAAAAACAGGAATAATGGAACACATCAACACTGCAAATGCTCAATGGTTAGACTTACCATCACAAATCGAATATCAACGATCGCTCAATACTATGATCGCAGCGGAAGATGCCTTCGCCCAACTCCCGGCCGCCGTCCGGGACTACTATCTCAACGATCCAGAAAACCTGCTCGCGGCTCTCGACAATCCGCAACAAGCAGACAAACTCCGTGAATTCGGAATCCTCAAGCCACTGCCAGAGCCCGCGCCCTCGCCCGCGCCAGCTCCCGCGGCAAATCCGGCTTGAGGCAAAACTGGGGGGATATCCCTTACTTGTTGTAATATCCCCCCAGTGACACTAAAATCATCAAGTCAGGAGGTTTCAGATGTCCAAACGCCACTCAATGTCCAAGCGCTCTAGCAAGCGAGATTTCAGCCGCAAGGCGTCTCGCTCTCACAAACGCAACTCGCTCATGCCCATGCGGGGCGGCATAAGGGCGTGACCTGCTACTACCCCGTGAAAGGCTTCATGGGTCGAGAGGGGAGGTGGGTGTCAAACATCCGCCTCTCTCCCACCAAAGTTCCTATGGAAATCCCCTGTAAACGGTGCATGGGCTGCAGAATGGACCGCGCAAGGGAATGGTCAGTCAGGATCGCTCATGAAGCGTCCCTACACGAAGCCTCGAGCTTCCTTACCCTCACCTACTCCACGGAGAACATCCCAGAGAACGGCACTCTGCAAGTGCGCGATCTGCAGCTATTCAACAAACGTCTCCGAAAGAAACTGGCACCGGCTAAAATCAGGTTCTTCGCCTGCGGCGAATATGGCGGCCAAACACTGCGACCGCACTATCACCTGATCCTGTTCGGCTACGACTTCCCTGACAAATCAGTGTGGCGCAAGTCACCTACCGGGCACTACCTCTACAGATCAAAAACCCTCGAAGAACTCTGGACTCTCGGCAATGCAGAAATTGGCACCGTTACCCGCGAAAGCGGACAATACGTCGCAAAGTACTGCACCAAAAAAATCATGGGTTCCGCCGCTGCGTCCCATTACTCCGTCGTTGACCCCGAAACCGGAGAAGTCCGAGAGCGAAAGCCTGAATTCGCTGTCATGTCCACGAGGCCCGGAATCGGATTCGGCTGGTACAAAAAGTACGAAACGGACTTCAACCCGTCTGGCTTCATCGTCCTCGACGGCGTCAAATATCCCGTCCCGCGCTACTATAAAGAGCAGATAAGGGGACGGAATTCGGCAATCCCTGCCAATGATACTTGGGCAGGCTACGACGACCTCAAACCGCTCAGAGACAAGGGCAGAAAGGCACGCCAGACAGATCAGTACAAGGAAAACCATGCACCTCATCGCCTCGCTGTACGCGAGGAAGTTCAAATGCTCAAGGAGCAGTTCTACACTAAACCCGGCGAGGAAATATCATGATCGTTCGTCTCTACTCTCTCTACGACAAGAAAACACAGTTGTTTTCGTCCCCCTTCGCAGCTGTCAACGACGAGACTGCAGTCCGTATGATCCGGACGCTGACACTCGACACTGCCACTACAGTCGGCCAATACCCGGAAGACTATGACGTCTGGCGTCTCGGCCTATTCGACGACGCCTCGGGCGCGATCGCGGATCGCGACTCTCTCAAGCTGGGCAACTGCGCCTTTATCGGCGCCGAGCAGGAGGCAAAATAATTATGCGTCAACCGTCAGTAATGCAGCACACCTTCTCTCGTGTGCCCCAAGCGGACATCCCGCGCTCAAGCTTCGACCGGTCATCCGGTCACAAAACTACCTTCGACTCAGGCTACTTGATACCTATATACTATGACGAAGTCTTACCCGGCGACACGTACAACGTAAAAATGACAGGCTTCGCCCGTCTCGCTACTCCAATTAAGCCGGTTATGGACAATGCTTACTTCAATACGTTCTTCTTCTTCGTGCCCAACCGTCTCCTCTGGAACAACTGGCAGAAGTTCAATGGAGAACAAACCAACCCCGGCGACTCTACGGACTATCTCATCCCGCAAATCACGTCTGGCGCTACCGGCTTCGCTGCTCAGTCTATCTATGACTACTTCGGGCTGCCAACTATCACTACTGCAGCAATCTCAGTTAACGCTCTCCACCTCAGAGCCTATAATCTCATCTGGAATGAGTGGTTCCGAGACCAAAACCTACAAAACTCTGTCACAGTGCCTAAAGATGATGGCCCTGATCCAGTCACAACCTACACTCTACTGCGACGCGGAAAGCGACACGATTATTTCACTTCCTCGCTTCCTTGGCCCCAGAAGGGTCAATCGGTAACAATCCCTCTCGGAACCCTCGCTCCCGTCGTCCCTGTCTCCGGGCAAGGTCCAACGTTCAACCTCGGGGCGGACGGCAATCGCCAGCTCGCACACGCTCCAAGCTCTCAAAACGCCCAGTGGAGTGGCACGCTTCCCTCTGGGGCTGGTGGCATAGCCACATGGGCAACGTCGGGTCTGCAGACCGACCTCAGCACGGCTACGGCCGCAACCATCAACCAGCTCCGTCAGGCGTTCCAGATCCAGAAACTCTATGAAAGGGACGCACGCGGTGGCACGCGCTACACGGAAATCGTCCGAGCCCACTTTGGAGTTGTTTCCCCAGATGCCCGCCTCCAACGTCCGGAATATCTCGGCGGCGGTCAAAGCCCTGTGCTTGTGTCCCAAGTGCCTCAGACTGGCGGCACCGGAACTACTGGCACAACTACCCCTCAAGGAAACTTGGCGGCCTTTGGCACGTCTACGATGCAGGGCCACGGCTTTAGCAAAGCCTTCACAGAACACGGAGTGATCATTGGACTCGTCTCCGTTCGGGCCGACCTCTCCTATCAGCAGGGACTGGATCGGATGTGGAGCCGTCGGGGACGGTTCGACTTCTACTGGCCAGCCCTCTCTCACATCGGCGAGCAAGCCGTACTATCCAAGGAAATATACTGCGATGGATCAGCTGCAGATACAACTACTTGGGGATATCAGGAACGATATGCGGAGTATCGCTACAAGAACAGCCACATCACGTCGCAATTCAGATCATCATTTCCTCAGACACTCGACTCATGGCACTTGGCTCAAAACTTCTCCACTCGCCCGCTTCTTAACTCGACTTTCATTCTCGACAATCCTCCTATCGCTCGCGTTATTGCTGTACCTAGCGAGCCTCAGTTCATCTCCGACTTCTACTTCTCGACACGCTGTGCACGGCCCATGCCCGTCTATGGCGTGCCCGGCCTTATCGATCACTTCTAAAAAATGAGCTTCATCGCTCCTATCGCTTCGGCCGCCATTACTGGCGGCCTTAGCTTTCTCGGTGGACAATCCGCAAACGCGGCAACCGCTCACTCGAACGACATGTCCAATGTCTTCAACATGATCTCTCAAAACAACCAGACTGCTACCTCGTGGGATCAGCTCCACGAAACTCAGGGCTACAATTCAGACGAGGCCCAGAAGGGCCGCGACTTCGCTCAGAGCACGCTAAATCAGGCCAAGGACTACGATCAGGCGTCTCAGCAGCGCCAAATGGACTTCGAAGCAAATATGTCGTCCACGGCATACCAGAGGGCCGTGGCAGACATGAAAAAAGCAGGGATCAATCCCATCATGGCCGCAGGCAACGGCGGCGCTTCAACTCCCTCAGCTGCAGCTCCAACCATCTCCGGTATGTCAACCGGCAATGCCTCCAGCTCGGACCCCACTGGCGTGGGTCTCCAGCACTTCAACTCTACTCGCTTCAACAACTCGCTAGGCGATGCCGCCTCTACGGCTCTACAGGCCGCCAAGATCGGCCAGGACGTAGCGAACACAGGAGAGCTCTTTCCAATCGTCAAAGAGACCGCCAGGACGGGATCAGACAATGCGTCCTTCATGGGAGACAAGATCGAGGCCGAGGCCAGACAGGCTCAAATGCAAGGCGACGTCGCCGCTGCAACCCGTAACCTTGTGGAGGCTCAAACGGCTTCGCAAAAAGCTAGTGCCGCTCAAATCGACGCCTCTACAGAGAAAATCAAAGCCGAAACCGCAAACACTGGTGGCGTCTCAGGACACGTCACCGGCTTCATCCCCGGCTATGGCAACGCCGGAATCGACCTTTCACCCTCAGCAATGGGCAAACTCGGCTCAGGCGTTCAACAACTCTT